GAGAAGACGTCCGCCAGGGATTTTCTCTCGCATTTGGCCGTTTCAGGAGTATTCGGATATCGATATCGGGGATATCGGAGTCAATATGGGTCGATATTGGGATATCGGGGATATTGAAATGGGGGATATCCGATGCAATATGTGATATGGGGGCGTGTTAGTGTTGGTGGTGTCGTCCCCGTCCTGTTGTCCGTGCCTTCGGGACGTGACCCGGCCGTCCGCTCCGGTGGACCAGATCCGGCCGTGGCGGGGACGACACATGCCGCGGCGTAATTCTCCGTACGGGCCGGCGTATCAGAAGCAACGGGCGGCGATCCTGGCTGGGCATCCGAAGTGTGCCCATCCGAACTGTGGGCGGCCTGCCACCGAGGCGGATCATCAACCGCCGCTGTCTCGGCATCGGCACAGGAACGGGTCGGGGTGTTGCCGGCTGGTGGCGGCGTGTGGGCCGTGTCAACGTCGCCAGGCGATCGATTTGGCGAACGGCAAGATGGCGTCGGGCCGGGTGTTGGTGGCGGTCGAGGAACCGGTCGGGTTCGACGAAGCGAACCCGGTGTGGGATGCGGCGCCGTGGCTCGATGATCTGCGGGAGGTGCCGGAGGACGGCTGGTGGCCGCGTCTGATGTCGGTGCCGCATCGGGACGCGGTCGGGTCGTACGGCGCCGAGTTCACGGCGTGGTGTCTGGCCGAGCATGGAACGGAGCTGTACTGGTGGCAGCGGTTGGCGGCGGCCCGCATCCTCGAGCATGACGTGGACGGCGAGTTGTGTTGGGCGGTGGTCCTGTTGACGGTGGCCCGCCAGTGCGGCAAGTCGGAGCTCGGGATGTTGCTGTGTGATTGGCGGTCCGAGCAGGCCGACCGGTTCGGTGAACCGCAACTCGTGTTGCACACCGCGAAGACGTTGGACGCGGCACAGATGTTGATGGACCGGGCCACGACCCGGGCGGAACGGCACGGCTGGAAACGGCGACTCGCCGCCGGTGAGCATGGAATCCCGAAACCGGACGTGGACGGCAAGTGGCTGATCCGGTCGCAGGCGTCCACGGTGGGCTACTCGACGTCGCTGGCCTACGCCGACGAGGCATTCGGCGTGAAGATGAAGCATGTCCAACAGAACTTGGCGCCCACCACCGTCGAGAAACGTTCCGGCCAGCTCCTGTTGTCGTCGACGGCGCACACCGAATGCACCGACCTGATCCCGACGTACCGGGCCGAAGCGATCGACGACCTCGGGTCGGGGGACGGCACCCTGCTGCTCGAGTGGTCCGCCCCGCGCCACGCCGACCTGGCTGACGAGGTGGCGTGGGCGCAGGCGTCACCGCACTGGTCGAAACGGCGTGCCAAGGACATCCGCGCCGCCGTCCGCACCGCCCTGCCGTACGTCACCGACGGGCCCGGGATGCACGAGCTCGTCGCCGGCGTCTACGCCCAGTGGTTCAACGTGTGGCCGCTCCGCGGCGGGGTCGAAGGGCGTGGCGAACGGCTACTCGTCGACGGCCTGTGGGCGTCGTACGAGGCGTCGGTGGCGTTCTCGGATGGGCCGGTGTTCGTTGCGGTGGTCGACAACCACGGCCAGGGCGCCGCCACCGCGGTGGTGCAGGTGCACGGGGAGCGTGTCGAGGTCGGCGGGGTCGAATGCACCGATTGGGACGCAGCATGGGATCAGGCGGCGATGATCGCCCGACTCCACCCCCGCTCCACGGTCCTGTTCGGCGATGGGATGACCCCCGATCTGAAGGCGTTCCCGGCCGGCACGAAGTTCGACAAACCGGCCCGGGCCGCGACCCGGTTGGGGTTGCCCCTGTTGCGGTCGATGGCGACCGGTGGCCGACTCGTCCATGACCGCACCGTCGCCCTGGATGCCCAGGTCGACGCGGCCAGGGTGTCCCGGGTTGATAACGGCCTGTCGCTGGTGCGTGGGGCCCGCTCGGATCTGTTGCGCGGGATGTGTTGGGCACTGTTGACGGCGGTGCAACCCCACCCGACACCGACGATTCACGCCGACCGATCCCCGTCCACAATTGACACCGTGTCCTAGGATTGCTAGGCGATGGCGAAACACGGGATCGAAGAACGCCAGTTGATCCCGAACGGCAACGACCCCGCCGCCAACCCGCCCGCCACTGTCGGCCCGCCGACGGCGACACCGGGTGATCCGAACGGCATCGAGTTCGTCGACGAAGGCCCCGCGGGCCGCCCATTCGGTGCCGGCCCACCGCGTCCGGTCGCATGGTCCGGGTGGCCCGGCGAGTGGCCGACCCCGAACTGGTGGGGCCGCACCCAGTCGCTCACCGACACGGCGTGGGCGTGTCTCGACAAGAACTCGAGCATCTTTGCGTCGATGCCCCCGTACCTGGTCGACGCCGCACCCACCTTGTCGGCGGACTGGATCACGAACCCGGACCCGGACATGTACGGGTCGTGGAACGAGTTCGCGAAACAGCTCCTGTGGGACTACCAGTCGGCCGGCGAAACGTTCGTCCTGGTCACGGCCCGCTACTCGACGGGGTATCCGGCCCGGTTCCATGTCGTCGAGCCGTGGCAGGTCAACGTCGAGATGGACGGCCCCTACCGGCGGTACACGATCGGCAGCGACGTCGTCGGCGACGACATGATCCACATCCGCTACCAGTCCCGCACCGGTGACGCCCACGGCCACGGCCCGCTCGAGGTCGCCGGCCCCCGACTCGTCGCCGCCGCGTCGCTGGCCCGCTACGCCTCCCAGTTCGCCGCCGCCGGCGGCATCCCGAACGCCGTGCTGATCCACCCCGACGACCTCACCGCCAACCAGGCCTACGAGCTGCAGTCGCAGTGGGTGAACGCCCGCATGTCCACCCTCGGGCTCCCCGCCGTCCTGTCCGGCGGGATCGATTTCAAGACGTTGCAGTTCAACCCGGCCGACATGGCGATGGTCGAACTGTCCGCCTGGAACGAAGCCCGCATCGCCGTCCTGCTCGGACTCCCACCGTTCCTCGTCGGGCTCCCGTCCGGCGGTGACTCGATGACCTATGCGAACACGGCGGCCCTGTTTGATTATCACTGGCGGGCCGGGCTACGACCGATGGCCGACCACCTGATGGCCGACCTGTCCGGCCGGCTCCTGCCCCGCGGCACCACCGTCGAAGTGAACCGGGACGCCTACGTCCAACCCGGCCCCTATGAGCGGGCGCAGACGTGGGAGATCCTGACCCGCATCGGTGTCCTCGACGCCGCCCAGGTCGCCGGGATCGAACGTCTCATCGTCACCGGCAACGTCCCCCAAGGAGCCACCCTGTGAGCGACATCGAGTACCGCACCGCGAACACGTTGGAAGTCCGCCACGCTCAACGGGTCATCGATCTGATCGCGGTGCCGTACAACGAGGCGACCGACGTGCTGCGCCGCGGCCGATGGGTGGTCGAGTCGGTCGACCCGGACGCGTTCGCCGGGGTTCACGGCGACGTCACCGTGAACCGGGCCCATGACCTCGAGTCGCCATTGGGTCGGGTGTCGTCGTTCCATCCGAACGATCCCCGCGGGTTACGGGCCGAGCTGCGGATTTCGCGCACCGCCGCCGGTGACGACGTGTTGGAGTTGGCCGCCGACGGGCTGCTCGCCCCGTCGATCGGGTTCCAGTCGCTCGGCGAGGAATGGTCCACCGACCGGTCCGCGGTGAAAGTCACCAAGGCAAAACTCGTCCACATCGCGTTGACCGGCGACCCCGCCTACAAGGGCGCCAAAGTTCTCGCCGTCCGCACCGCCGCCGAAGCACTACCGCGGGTGCCGACCCCGAACCTGGACCGGGTCCGGCTCGAGATGCTTGCCACCGCCGCCGGTATCGATCTAACATCCGTGTCCACGTAGTCGAGGAGACCCCCAGGCGAGCGGCCGGAGCCGTCGGACTGGGCAAGCGTCGTCACCGGACCACGAAACACATCCGCCGTTTCGTCGTTGTCTGAGGAGGTCGCTGTGTCTGCGACTGATGCCATGCTCGCCCGGTTCCAAGCCGAGCTCGAGGAGCGCCGCACATTCATGGACGGCCTCATCGAGGCCGCCGAATCCACCGGTCGTGACCTGACCGCCGAGGAAACCGACCTGTACACCCGGGCCCGGGACCGGATGCGCGTCATCGCCGGTCAGATGGAACCGTTGCAGGAAGGCGCCCGGATCGCGATCGAGTCCCGGCAGCGGACCCAGGAACTGGTCGGGATGTACGCCAACGCCCGCAACCCGCAAGCCGCGAACGTCGAGTACCGCTCCGCCGGCGCCTACGTCGCCGATCTGTATTTCGGGCAGCTCGGCGATACCGACGCCCAACAGCGGCTCGAGGTGTTCAACCGGGTCGCCGCCCACCAGACGACCGCAGATAACCCGGGGCTTCTGCCCGAGTCGATCGTGTCGCCGATCATCAACTACATCGAGGTGGCCCGGCCGCTCGTCAACTCGATCGGCCCGACCGACCTTGGTTCCGGCGCCTGGTCCTATGCCCGTGTCACCCAGCACACCCAGGTCGCCAAGCAGGCAGGTGAGAAGACCGAGCTGGCGTCCCGCAAGATGCTCGTCACCAAGACCGCGCTCGGTGCGGACACGTACGGCGGCTACGTCAACGTGTCCAAGCAGGACATCAACAGGTCCAGCCCGGCGATCCTCGACATGATCATCAACGACCTGGCTCAGCAATACGCGATCGAGACCGAGGAGGAAGCGGCCGACGTGCTGTGGGCGGGCGGGACGGCCGGTCCGATCCTGCCGACCGGCGTCAACACCCCCGCCCAGATCGCCGCCGCCGTCTATACCGCTGCCGGGTCGGTGTTCGCCGCGACGAAGGGTCAAGGGACGACGGTCATCGCGATGTCGCCCGACATGCTCGGGATCATCGGGCCGGTGTTCCCGCCGGTCAACCCGTCGAACGGGTTCGGGATCGGGTTTTCCGCCGGCAGCATCGCGAACGGGTCCGTCGGGAACATCTCCGGCATCCCCGCCGTCATGTCGGCCGGGCTCGACGCCGGACAGGTTCTCGTCTACTCGACGGCGGCGGTGAAGGCGTTCGAATACCGCTACGGCAACTTGCAGGTGGTCGAGCCGTCGGTGTGGGGTGTCCAGGTCGGTTACGCCGGCGATTTCGACTGTGTCGTCATTGAGGCGACCGGCGTCGTCAAGATCACGAAGACGCCATGAGTTTCGACGACCCGAACCGTGAAGCGGTCGGGCAACCCCCGATCTGGACCGGTGCCGACACCGACCCGCCACCCGAAGGCGACGACGGCGACGTGTTCGACCCCGGTGCCCACACCGTCGCCGACGTCGAAGCGTACGTGGACGAGAACCCTGACGAGCTCGACGCCGTCCTGGCCGCCGAGAAGGCCGGGAAGAACCGGGTCACGCTCGTCGAGGCCCTCGAGGACCGCTGACCATGTCGGACGTCGGTGTCACCCCGCCGGCGACCGGCATTTGGTACGACGTCGACGACACCGCCGAGGCGGTGTTCCACATCCTGCGGTTACACGGTGAGGACATCGACGCCGACCGCATCCGCGGGCTGGTCCCGACCGTCGGGCTCGGAGTCGAGGCGTACGTGGATTCCGACACGGTGATCGACGGGCCACCACCGGCCGCCGACCTGCAGTACGCCCTCGAGCAGGGCGTGATCGTCTTGTATCGGGCGCTGATCCCGGCCCCTGACCTGTACCTGCCGGGGGCTGCGCAACTGTTGCGGCCCCTGTTCGACTCGGTCATCCCGCACCGCCGCGCCCGGGCCGGAGTCGCCTGATGCCGTCCCGTCTCGCTGATGCCCGCGCCGAGCTCCACGCTGCGCTCGGCCCGGTGTTGCCGGGTCGGGTGGACCCGTACCCCCCGCCGGCGGGGCGGGTCACGGCGCCGAAGATCTGGATCGGTGACCCCGAAACGATCCCGGCGACGATCGGCCAGTCGATGGCGGTCACCCTGGCCCGGTTCCCGGTCGCCGTCATCTATGACGGCGCCGTCCACGCCCAAGTCGCCGGGCTCGACGACCTGGTGTCGGCGGTGATCGACGCGGTGGCCGCCGCCCCGGGCTTTGAACCGGACGGCTCCCGCTCCGGCCCCATCTTCGGGTTGCCGTTGGATTCGACGATTCGAGCTCACACCGTCACCGCCACGGTGACGATCACGGCACGCACCCTGTGCCCGCCCGCGCCCGACGCGGTGACCGTCCCACCAACCCCAATCAACACAGGAGCTGTCTAGTGGTCGCCCGTGCGACCTTCCTGGCCGCGGCTCGTCGCTGCGAGTGCAGACGTTTGCACTCCCCGCAGAACGACTTGCCGTTCGCGCCGACCCGCAAGTACTCGGGCCACGGATGACCGTGAAGACACGAGCTCGCATCCCGGGTCCGCTGGATGCTGGCGCCCTTGGCGCGACGTCTCGACTCAGCGCGTTCGCGGTCGCAGGTCCGACAGTGCCGCTTCGGGACGCCGTCGTACACGTACAGGATCATGTCGATCGCCGGGTGGCCGTGCACGCAGCCGCGTTCGATCGGTCCGTGGGTGGCGTCGCTGCGACGGCGGGCGTTCACCTGTTGTGTGACCACCTCGAGGTGGTCGACGTTGACGCAGCCACGGTTGCGGCACAGATGGTCGACGACCATGCCGTCAGGGATCGGGCCGCGTTCGTATTCGACGATCCAACGGTGGGCGCGGTTGCCGTGACCGCCGGCCCAGAACATGCCGTAGCCCCACGTCGTCGCACCGGTCCAGCAATGGCATCCGGTTATCGGGTCTTCTGTCCAAAACGTGTCGAACCTGTCTCGAGTAGCCACGCCATCACCTTACCACGGGAGCAAAACTAATGGCTGACCCAGTTGTATTTCAAATTGAAACCGGGGTGTTGGCGTTCATCATCGTCGACACCGCCGAGGTCGGCTACCTGCCGGCGTGGAACGCGCCCGGCGGCGCCACCGCCGAAACCGCAGCGATCGCCGACTACGAAGCCGAATCCGACACCTGGTCCTGCCAAGTCTCGTCGGGGCAGCTGTCGAGCTCCCCGGACACCGGCACCACGACAGAAGTGCCGGCGACGTTCTGTTCGCCGGCCCGTTCCATTCCCGCCCCCGGTGAGACGTCGTTCACGCTCGACGTCGAGTTCCTCCAAGACCCGAACGTGGAGACAGGCCTGTCACAGTTCCTGTTCGAACACGACACCGAAGAGGCCTACTTCCTGCTCGGCCTGAACGGGGCGAACCCGCCGAAGGCGGTGGGTCGGGTCAGGGTGCAGGCCGGTGCGTTCGGTGGCGCCGCCCGCACCGCGTTGACCGCCACCCTGTCGTTGCCGGTCTCCCAGAAGCCCGACATCGCGTGGGGTATCACCGTCGCCGTCACCGCCGCGGCGTCGTCGGCGAAGGCCGACAAGTCCGAGAAGGTTTCGGCGTGACCAGTGTCCGCCGACCCGATTCGTGCCTGGGCGCGTGACGTCCAACGGTTCGCCGATGACTGGCCCGCCGACGGCATCGCCGTTGTCGACGAAGCGATCACTGCCCGGCTGAGGGCGGACACCGGTGACGGCGGGTTCTCCCGCGGTCGCCGCATGGGCAGGGCGACCACCCGCATCACCAAGGCCTCAGGTTCGGCCGAGGTGGTCGCTGACGGGTCGCGGGCGGTGTGGACCATCCTCGAGGACGGAACGGCCGCACACGACGTTGTAGCGCCCTCTGGCGGGTTCCTACGCACCCCGTACGGCCCCCGTCGCCGCGTTCACGTGTCGGGGGTGCGGGCACGGCGCACGTTCACGCTCGGCGCTGAGACAGGGCTCGACGCCGCTGCCCGCGACGCCGAGACGCGCTGGGCTCGGATCGGCGGGTGAGTCATGGCCCGTGACGCTGAGCTCCGCGCCCGCATCACCGCCCAAGACGACGCGTCCAAGGTCATCGAGAAGGCAGCGAAGAAGGCCGACGAGTTCGACGGCAAGACCGCCAAGGCCAAGGTCACCGCCGACGCCAAGGGTGCCATCGCTGACATCGACAAGGTCGACGACGCGCTGAACGACGTCGACGGCAAGACCGCCAAGCTCCACATCGACTCGTCCGCCCTGGACTCGCTGCCTGGCAAGCTCGGCGACGCCGTCGGGCTGCTCGAAGGGCTCGGAGCGGCCGGCGGGATCGGGGCGCTCGTCGGCGGTCTGGCCGCCGCCGGGCAGGAAGCCGCCGACCTCGCCATCGACGCCCAGACCACGGCCACACTGACCGGGGACACCGTCGAGAACGCGTCCCGGCTCCAACAGGTCTGGAAGAACTCCGGGGCTGACGTCAACGACCTCAACGACGTCCTGCTGCAGATGAACGGGGCGTTGTCGCCCGACTTGGCGAAGCAGCTCGGCGTCAACCTGAACGACGGCAAGGCGATCGGGGAACGGTTCGTCGAGGTCGTCGACAAGTTGGGCAACTCGACGTTGGGCGCGTCGGAGAAGGCCAAGTTGATGTCGGCGGTGTTCGGCGAAGAGGGCGTCCGGCAGGTCGCCGCGATGACGACGCAGATCGACGGTCCGTTGAAGGACGCCATCGCCGGTGTCGCCGAAACGACGGTGATCAGCCCCGAGGACGTCGAACGGGCGCAAGAGCTCAAAGCGGAAACGGCCAAACTCAAAACCGAGTTCCAGGCCGCGACGCAGGCCATCGGCGAAGGCATGATCCCGTTGCTGATCCAAGCGGCCCAGCTGGCCGCCGAGATCGGCAAGGGGTTGCCGGGCGGCGCCGAGCAGTCACCGTTCAACGTGTTCGGGTCGAAGCAGGACCGCGACGACATGCGCGACACCGTCGCCGCCGCCCACGGCGCGATCACGGCCGTCACCGACTGGGACTCAATCAACCAAGGCGCGGCCAGGCGGGCCGCCGACCAGGCCGGCATGGTCGACTCATGGGGCCTCGCGATCGAGAATACGGCCGACGCGGCAAACAATGCCGCGGTGGCCGCCGCCGCCCACGCCACCGCAGAGGAACACCGCCGCACCCGCATCGAAGCGGCGACCGAAGCGACGAAACGGGCGGTCGCCGGGACCGAGGCGTACAGCACCGCGCTCGGCAGCATCGACTTCAAGAACGCCGGGCTCGACGGCGCCCTGGCCGGCATGTCGGCGTTCCATGACCAGTTCTTCGGGCTGGCCGACATCGCCGCCGCGAACGAAGAGGCGTTCGACAACTTCGGGCAGTCACTCAAGGACAACGGCGAGTCGTTCGACCTGAACACCGAGAAGGGCCGCGCCAACCAGAAGGCGCTCGAGGATCTGTCGTCGACGATGGACGTCCAGTTGGCCGCCGCGCTGGAAGATTCGGGCGGCAGCTTGGAAACGTTCCAAGGCAAAGCGAAGACGATGGCGGACACGTTGCGGGACCGGCTGATCAACGAGCTCGGACTGTCTGCCGAGGCAGCCGACGACATGATCGCCAAACTCGGGCTGCTCCCGGAGGACATCGAAACCCGGTACCAGCTGTCCGGCGACGCAGAAGCCCAACTGAAACTCGGGTTCCTACAGACGGCGATCGACAACCTGCCCGAAGACGTCCAGACGACAGTCACCCAACAGATCATCGTCGGCGACTACCAGGGCGCCCTGGCGACGGTTCAGGCCTACTACACCCGTAACCCGGCCGTCGTGAAGCTCAACGTCCAGGTGGGCAACGTCGAGAAGTTCCGCCTGCCGTCCGGGCAGGTCGTCTACGACGCGGGTGGCACTGTCGGGTCGTCGGGTGGTATCGCCGGTGAGTCCGGCGCCGAACTGGTCCGTTACCCGTCCGGCCGCCAAGCCCTGCTGACCGGCGGCGCCGAGTACGTCCCGCCCGGCACCCGCGTCACATCGACCCGGCAGACCAGGGCGATCCTGTCCCGCCGCCGACTCCCCCGCTACGCCAACGGGACCGGGGCGATCAACGTCACCGCCAACCCGACCGTC